AGAAATTTCTATAAATACCTTTATGGCGTATTCTGGAAAATTTGTACCAAAAAATCCTAAAAAGTATAAAGGTGATTCTTCTAATATTATTTATAGAAGTTTGTGGGAGCTCAAGCTAATGAGATACCTAGATTCTCACACTCAAATAGTAAATTGGGCGTCAGAAGAGTTCTGTATACCGTATAGAAGCCCTATTGATAGAAGAATGCATAGATATTTTCCAGACTTTTGGGTAGAAAAAGAAGATGGTACACAAATGGTAATTGAAGTTAAACCTAAACAACACCTAGTACCTCCTCCAAAACCTAAGAGAAGAACTAGAAGATACATCAAAGAGGTTGCTCAATTTGCTGTCAATCAAAGAAAGTTTGAGGTTGCAGAAGAGTTTTGTAATAGTAAGGGAATGAAGTTTATGATAATGACTCAGGATGAGTTAGGAGTAATAGGATAATGCCAGCATATTTTTTCCAGAAAGCTGTTAAGATGACATCGGAAGAATTTGACTTTGAATTTAAGTCAATGAAAGATATGTATAAAAAGTTTGAGGGTGATCCTATCAAACGATTGAGAGAGCTGGGAGAAGAAGAGGCTAAGAACAATCCTATGCAATTACTACAAAGTGCAGGAAGGACTAAAAGACTTATGCCTGGTAGATTGTATATGTTTAATTATAGAAATCCTATCTCCAAGCAGTCTGCTGACTATTATGATATGTTTCCTGTAGTGCTAGTTCTAAATGTGTACGAAAAGAAAGATTACTTTCAAGGATTAAACTTTCATTACTTGCCTCCATTATACAGAGCAGAGTTAATGGATCAATTGTTTCCGTATATGATGAACCCTGGAGTTACAGGAGATGAGCTTGCAACTAGTATAAGAGGTAAGCTAGCTCCAAGAGTAAATTATGAGTTCATGAAAAAGAGAAGAAACTTAATGTCGTTTAAACCAATGTGGAAGAGGTACAACATGCAAAGAGTTGTTGGACAATATCTCTACGTTCCCCCAAAGGCTTGGGACTTTATAATGATGATGCCTTTGGCGCGGTTCCGTAAGGCAGGCATAAATAGAATATACAGAGATTCGTTAACCGATCGAAGAAAAAGAAATCAATAATGGCAAAGATTACAGATATAGCAAAAACTTTATTTAATTTAGGCAAAGGCGTGGGTCTTGAAAAGCCGCGTGAAGGTAGTCAGAAAGAATTTAATTTAGATAAGTTTAAGTCAGAGCTGCAAGCTAGCAATAGCTTGATGCGTCCAAACAGATATGTTGTTACAATTTATCCAGGACCAGGATGGACATGGGCTGGTGGTGAAACACCTAGAGCATTAACATTTTTCTGTGATGCTGTAAACATGCCAGGTGTACAAATCAACCCCTCAGATATTTCAAGACTAGGTGTTGGACCATATGATAGGAGACCAGGTAGATTATTACCTTCTGAGATTTCAGCAAGTTTTATGTTAGATCAAAATGGACGTAACTTAAACTTCTTTCAAGAATGGGTATACAATGTTGTTAACATGGATGCGAGTAAGCCATTAGGTGAAAAAGGAGCAGCAGCTGGTGGTGCTCAATTTGGTGAACAATATTATAGAGAAAACTATATTGGTAAAATGGATATTACCACATATGATGTTTCTGCTAATAAAATTTTAACGTTGACTGCTCATGAAATATGGCCTAGTGTTTTAGGTGATGTTACTTTTGGCTGGCAACAAAATGATGAGTTTGCTAGAGTCCAGGTAAACTTTCAATTAAGATATTGGACTACGGATTTGCAAGAAGGACCAGGACCTGCTACTGACAGAGCACTGGGTGGATTTGAAAGATTGATTAGATTAGGTACCGCAGGTACATCACTAGTTTCATCAATGAAGACTCCTAATAATGTGGGAGACGCTATAAATATAATCAGTAATGCACAAACTTTCCTAGGAGCACTTGGCGGAAAGAATAATTAATAATGGAGAAATATAATGGCTTTACCAAAAATTGATACACCTACGTTTGAATATACGTTACCAATATCACAAATAGACATAACTTTTAGACCTTTCTTAGTAAAGGAAGAAAAGCTATTGTTAGTTGGAAAAGAAGCGGATGTTGCTGCCCAAATAAAAGCAATGAAACAAATAGTTAATAATGTAATACTTTCACCTGATGATTTGAATGTGGAAGAATTACCCTCTGTAGATTTGGAGATGTTGTTTATTCAACTTAGATCAAAGTCTATTCAAAATATTGTAGAGTTGCAATATAGAGACAGAGAAGATAATGAGCTATACAAATTTAATGTTGACCTGGATGAGTTGACGCCAACGACATATGATAACCATCAAAATGAAATTGCACTTGATGATGATATTACTGTTGAGCTAAAAGATCCGAATATTGGAATAATGACAAAAGCAGGTATGACCGTTGGTGAAGAAGAGATTGATAGCGAAGAGATCTTTAAACTTATTGCTGGTTGTATAACAAAGGTATATGATAAAGACAATGTATATGATGACTTTACAAAGAAAGAAGCATTAGACTTTGTTAAGAGTTTTGATATAAAAAGGTTTGAAAAGTTAAAAGAGTTCTTTGATACTCTACCAAGACTTACTTATGAGTTGAACTATAAAAACAAAGAGGGTAATGCTAGAAAGATAGTATTAAATGGAGTAGGCGATTTTTTTTAATGTTGCTGAGCCATAATTCGCTGGCAAACTACTATCAAACGGTTTTTGCACTGGTTCAGCATCATAAATATAGTATAACAGAGATTGAGAATTTAATACCCTATGAAAGGGATATATACGTTGCGATGTTAACAGAGTGGCTTCAGAAAGAGAAAGAAAGACATGAAGCCCAACAGCAGAAGATGAATAGGAGTTAAGCAATGGCTGAAGAATTAAAAAAAGATTTCCATCCGGCAGACACGAACGGTGATGGAAAGGTATCTAAAGAAGAGGAACAGATGTATCTTGAATTCAAGCGCAAAGAGCTTGAAGATGCAGATGCAATGCGTGATGCACAAAGAAATATGACTTGGTTTGCTTTAGGTGGTCTACTGTTGTATCCTTTTGCAGTTGTAGTTGCCTCATTAGTAGGTCTAGATGAAGCTCAGAAAACATTGGGAAGTATGGCACCAACATACTTTGTAGCCGTTGCTGGTATTGTGGCAGCTTTCTTTGGCGCACAAGCAATGGGTAAAAAATAATGGCACTTCCAGCTGGCAAAGGCGGTAATGTAGAAAATATCGTAACAGAGATAAAGGGTCTCGTCAGCGGGTTGTTATTTCAAGTAGCAACAAACACAAAAGATTCGAATCATCACTTAGCTGCAATCAAGCTAAGAACACAACAAATGTCTGGTAATCTTGATACCTTAGGAGCAATGGCTGAACTAGAATTTGAGCAAATGACAGATGCAGATCCGGAACAAGAAGATGAATTAGAAGCACCGGATGCAGAAAAAGCTCTTACCGGAGAAGGTGGAGACGAGTCACCGGTTTCGTTATTAAAAGAAATCAGAGACGCAACAAAAGAAACCGCTGAACACACTAAAGTTTTAGCTGATGCTGAAAAGAACAGGGCCGAGGATGTATTAACTCCTATTGACGATGATGGTGGAATTCCTACCACAGGCGGTAAAAAGACAAAAGGAACTAAAGAAGGTAAATCTGGTGGCTTAATGAAAGCGCTTGCCATAATGCTTGGAGGAATAATTGGTACCATTGCTGGTATATTCTCAGGTTGGCTTAAAGCATTAAAATTTGTATTCTATAGAGGGTTCATTGCAAGGATAGGTAATGTATTTGCAGGCTTTTTCAAAGGTCTTAAAACTCAATTTAAAGGTGGAGCATTAGCAAAAGGTTTTGCTAGAATAGCAAATTTCTTTAGTTCTATTGGATCATTCTTTGGAAGAGTGTTTAAAATATTCAATACTATAGGAGGATTCCTTAAGACTGTTGTTGGTGTAGCTAGTAAAGTAATGGTGGTTGTCAGTAAGATATTTACTCCATTGTTAATTTTATTTGGTATATTTGAAACTATAAAAGGATTTTTTGAGGGATTTGCAAATACAGAAGGCTCATTGGTAGATAAAATATTCGGAGGTCTTTCAGGTGCGTTAACAGGTTTCTTAGACTTCTTAATAGCTGCTCCGTTAAACTTAATTAAAGATCTTATAGGTTGGATAGCAGGAGCATTAGGATTTGAAGGAGTAAAGGATAAGCTAGATAGTTTTGATTTCTCTTTTGGTGGAATAATTGACGCTGTAATGAATGTAATGAAATATGTTGCAAACGTTGCTTTAAAGATAATAAAATTTCCTTATGCCTTAGCAGCTGGTATTGCTGGTGGTATTGCAGCATTAATGCCAGGAGGCATGTCGCCTAAAGAAGGATTCATGAAAGGATTTAATGCTGTCATGGGAGCAGGGCAAACTCCTATAGAGCCTAAAACTGAAGATACAGAGGTTAATGCAGATAAGTTAGCT